TTAATACACTTCTACAATTCTCAGGCGTTCATGCCATATCCAACCGTTATTATTTCTTGAATAAACACGACACCAACCGTTTTTAATTTCAAAGATATAGAATTGATCATATCCTGCTCTATAAGTGTTGTTTGTCACGTACCACTCTTTACCTTTGAATTTGACTAATGATGCACCGTAATAATCAACACGCGCTCTGAATTTAGCTTTAGATGACTTTTTCATGTTTAGTAGCGGAATACTATTCACTTTTAAACCAGTTGTATCTGCAAGAATATTACGTTGTGCTACTGCTTGTTTATCATCTTTTTTCGCAAACTTTTTACCACCTGCTGTTTTGTAGATATCTTTAACGATTAAGCGTTCATACCATACATAACCGTCATTGCTTGGACTATATACTCTAGCCCAACCATCACGAATTTCATATACATAGAATACGTCTCCTGGTTTGTATTCTTCGTTTGTTGTAACCATTACATTATTATGGTTAGGTCTACAAATAGTGACACCTGCGTTATCAGCAATCGCTTTGAAATATGCTTGGTTACTCCAAGTTAATTTTTTAGGTGGCTTTTTATTCACTGAAATTGAACTATTAGATTTACGTTCCGATTTTTTCACTTCTTTAATATCTGTTAAATCAACGCTATCGTCGGCGAAGTCTGGCACGATGAAGTGTGTTAAGCCTGTGTAATCATCTTCACGTAATTTAGCTGGTGTATTAGCGTTACTATCGAAGTTTTGTTCTAATATTGTAAATGATTTAGTGCCACCACTATTATCCCAAACTAAACCAGTATGTCCCCACTTTTTGTAAACTCCCGTCGTATAAACGGGAATTGCACAAATAGGTGGCACGTAATCTCTTGTGTTTTTAACCACTTTCCAACCTTTTGGCATAGCGTTTACTGTGTGTAATTCTTTAGCATTACCATAAAATCTTACGCCACCTGTTACGTGATAAACGAAGTCCACAACGACATCAGCACATTGGAAAGCGAACTCTTTATCGAAGTCGATATATTGTCCTTTCAAGCTGTGCATGTATTCGATTGCTTCTTTATACTTAACCACACTTTGTGGCGAAGGTGTCGGTTTTTTAGTTGTTTTCTCTGATAGTTTTTTACTTGGTGATGATTTTTTAACACCATTAATGTATTTAGCAATTTGTTTATCTAAGTTTTTAACGTTACGTGAATATCCACATGCTTCTAGTAAGTTTCCGGGATCAATTTTATCGGCTTGAATATCTTGGTGGCCTGGCACTTCTGTTTTGTAATCAATGCCCCAATAATTACATAAATAAGCAAGCACTCGTGCCATATTATCTAATGACTTACGTGAACGTTCAACATTACCTGGAAAATAGCTGCCTTCTACACCAAATGCTACATCATTAGCATCAGCGCCATACCATTGATTGTCGGTAGGTGTATTATATAATACATGCCACGCCTTTTCTGTGACTGGAATACATACAATGCACTCTTTATCATCAACGAATATGTGAGCGCTGGCAACAATTGACCAATCAATCATATAAGTGTTTCTATAATAATTCACGTTTGTTTGTGCTGTTGTGTGAGGGTTTCCAGTATCATGTGCTACTGCAAATAAAGGTTTCTTACTTGTTAAAGGTTGCCCACTTCTACGTGTTCCGATAGGTAAAAAATCATATTTAACGGGAACACCATTCCATTTTTCTGCCATTATGCACGACCTCCACCAATTTTATTATTTTTATCTTTAGTTGAACCTGTACGTGGTCGAACTGTTTCCCAAATACCAGTAGCCATTAGTCCACTTATTAAGCCAGCAAGTAACCGACCACCGATAGACAATTCTGTTACAATTTCTGGAATAAATGATGTGATACCACCTAAAACGATACCAATACCAATGGCAATTAAAGGTACAATGTTTTTAGGTACTCCAGCTTGCTTAACTAATTGTGTTAATGCGATTGTGATAACTGAAATTACTGTTGCAAATGCAATAATACTTTCCATTTCTTCCACTCCTTATCCATAATAAAAAGCCGACACTAAAAGTGCCGACTGTTATAAATTATTTAGTTAATCTAGTTTGTTATTAAACCACCCCCTAAAAAATATAGACATTTTACAATTATTATTATTAGAAACTAATAATTTTGATATAATCAATTTAAAAAGACTTTTTGGAGGTTAAATATGAATAATAATTATCAAACTCCTCATTATTCAATTAAAGTAGTTACGTTAGTTTTGTTTTTTCTTTATTTTTTAATCTTAGTCGGTTCATTAAACTCAATGGAATCAGGCTTATCTTCAGCTGGTTTTTTAGCCTTAGGTTTAGTTTTAGTGTTTGCAAATGTTGGTAACTTTTCTATGTTACTAAGAACTCGTTCATTACATAAAACTCAAATTTTAATAGGAATATTTGTAATATTTCTAACTATGCTTTGTATAATTCCTATGGTTAGAGATAATGATTCCAAAGATATTATGAATATTTTGCAATTAATCTTGTGTGTAGGTTTTCTAGTTTATATATCTTTTCTAAATTTAGACTATTCAAAATTAAAAGTATTGAATATAGCAACTTTAATTTTCGTATTTTTACATTTTATTATCTATATTATTTCTGGTTTTCCTAGGATGTTCTCAAGTTTTTATCCGAATTCTAATCTAGTTGGACCATATATGTTCTATTCTTCTTTCTTTCTAGTAATAGGTGCTAAATTTTCTAGAATTAAGATATTTTATTATTTCTTATTAGCGATTTCTCTATTATTAACTTTTGCTAGTGATTCTCGCTCTATATTTATTAGTATTTCGGCAACAATAATTGTATTTATTTTTTGGAAATTTATAACGAAGTTCGCTACAGTTAGAGTTTTATTTTTCTTTATTTTAATATCTATATTTTTATCTTTTATTTTTATATATCCTCATTTACCTGAATATAGTTTTTATCCTTCTATTGAAAATTGGATGTTAGAACATACTGGAAAAAGTATTATGTCAGGTAGAAATGATATTTGGATTGTTTTAAGTGAAATGATAAAAGAATACCCATTATTTGGTCACGGTATGTCTACAGTTGCTTCAGATTTAATAGGTAACGATAAATCTGCACATAATCTTTATCTGAACACTCTTATCCAAATTGGTTACATAGGTTTTACCTGTGTTATTATAATTCTATTTATAATTTGGATGCGTTTAACTTCAGTCAGAAATGATTTTTTAGTTAGACTGTCGGGAGCTTATATGATTGGTATATTAATACATCAAAACTTTGAGATAACACTTTTCCAAAACCAACTTTCTATTGGTATTTTACAATGGTTGATTATGGCTATTGGTTTAAGTAGAGTCTTTAATTTCAATAAAAAAGAGGGTTAATCCCCTCTTTTTTTATATATTTTCATAAAATTCTTCTTGTATTCTTTTACCATTATTAGATTGGTACTTACGTCTTAATTCTGCATAAGTTGTAGGTTCTAACCAACCTTCTTCGATACCTGTTTTTAACTTACTTTCAAAATAATCTAATTCGGCAGTTGTCATATGAATACCACCATCATCAGAAATGTCATGTGTATAAAATACAACTAAGCAATGTGTTTTTTTGAGAGTATCGAAATATACATCCATTTTAGTATTATCAATGTTATGCACTTGTTTACGATTGATACCATATGTTGTTTTGAACGGAAAAGCGTCTAATTGACTTGATTCGTTGTACTGTGCATAAGCCTCGATTCTATCGTTAATTGCATCATGATTAGGCGCTTTATTTTGTACAAATGCAGCACGCCAAAAGAAATCAGGGTAAATACCATTTAATTTTAAATAGTGTTTACATTGTGCTAATTCTTGTTTTAATTCTTCAACAGTCATATTAGCGCTTGCTTTTACAGTTGGGTCCCACGCATGATAACTAAATTCTGCATATGGATCTACTGCTAATTCATTAATTTCTTCTTGCGATAAAATATGAGAAGCGCCCGGAATTGGTGCATTTAATCTACCCGGATTAATAGCAAACGTTGTAGGAATACCTAACTTTTTAAAACGTTCATGTGCAATATTTTTATAATTACTATAACCGTGGTCATTTACCATAATAAGTTTTGCCTTATTTGGTCGTACTGCTTTAAAATCAGAAATAGTTACACGAGTTTGCGCTCCGTCTTGCATATAGAGTAATATTCTGAACATTCTAGCTTGCGTCCAGTTGTCTAAGTTACCTTCATTGGTAAACAATCTTATTCTGTTCCAACCGTTTTTTAAATCAGTCCCACTTCTTTCCCAAGAACCTCCACCTTCTTTAGGGATATTCAATGTAATATTTTTTAGTTTAGAAGCATCTTCAATATATACAGTAATGATAAATTCTTGAATTCCTGTTAATTCAACTGTGCTTTTAGGAATGAATCTCACTTCTGAAATACTATTGCCAATTGAGTCCATATCATAAGCGACAACATTATCTTTATATACTCTACTGTAATTTTCTATAACTCTTGATGTTGTGGCCAAGATTTCTGAGTCGCTTAAAATATTTAAAAATTTATAGTCTTTATAGCTATTTTCTTTCATGAAAGTTTGTTTATTGTAGGACAAATTTTTATTCATCTCCTCGGTAATTATAGGCTGATTTTTAAGTCCTATTGAATAAGAAGTAACATTTTGAGAATTAACATTATAGAATTGGAAGCCCGGCAACCACTTATTCATAATTGTTAAACGAATGTAAGTTCCGCCATTAGGTATAGTTACGTTATCTAAGTATTGACCACGTCCTGTAATATACTTCTTGTTTGCATCGTAAATAACGTAACCATAATATTTATTATTAGACCGATACGTTTCGCCTTCTTTAACTTGAATATAATCACTCGTAATGTAATTTGTATTATCAGTCATCACATTTGTATCGCCTAAATTTTTATTGAATAAAATATTTTGGTTGTTAAATAAATTATCAGATTCAACAATAAAATTTGTTTTTTCGGTTGTAACAGCGTTATTAATAATATTGTTCGTATCAATAGCGTCATTAGTTAGATTACTATTTGATATTTTTAAATTTTTCGAACTAACTCCATAAGGTTCGTAAGGTGTACTTTTATCTGCTTGTTCAAATTGGAAGCCAGCTACATTTTTACTTTCAATATTCAAACGAACATATCTAACATCTTTTGCAAATTTAACAACCTCAGTGCTATTACCATAACTACCGTAATAATTCAGGTTACTGTCAAAAGTAACAATTTCTGCATTTTTATTTCTGGCATAATTCACACCATTTTCAACTGCGATTAAATTTGTAGTTACCCAATTTGACTTAGCTTCAACATCACCTGTTTGTGTGTTTGTGACTCTACCAAGATAAACTCTATTTTCATCAAATAAGTTTTTTGAAGTAGTCATATATGAAGTTTTTTCAGGAGTAATTGCTTTATTCGCTATTTTTTCTCCAGTAATACTGTTGTCCTTAATTGCAAAGTCTTGTGAAGCTTGTTGAGAAACTTCGCTAATTAAATCTTGTTTCTCTTTGTAAGTTAAGTCTGAAAAGCGCATTTTAAATTGTTCAGGATTATTAATGATATAGTCTTTAAGGCTCAATTCAAGCGCATCTAAAAAATCTTGGTCCATGATACCCATAGCATTTCTAGACATAATTTTAGCGACTATATCCTCTAATAACTCAGTATCAACTTCTTTACCAAGCGCCCCAGTAAATCTACTTTCTTTAATATAAAAGTAAAAGTCTGCTGCATGAGAACTTTCTTTGTTGTTTTCACCAATTAAAAGTACACTTGCTTCCATTTTTCCAGTATGTTTAATAACATTTTCTGATAATTGATATTGTATAACGCCATTTTCTGGATCAATGACATCTACATTTTCATAAAAGATAGAACCATCATTTGCGACTAACACCAATCTAGGTGTCATCTTAGTTTGATTTAAATTAATTGGAGAATAGATAGTTCTATTTTCATAGTCAATTTCTTTTTTTATAAATATTCTTAATGCTGTTGTGTTTTTATCCATTGAATAAAAAATAACGTTGATATTGCCTAAATCTACACCACGTTCGTTTATATTAGTTGCAATATCCTTACTTTTGTAAATTGACATTGAGCCACCTCTTTCAAAAAATTAGGACTACATGCTGTCAGCACATAGTCCTGTAAATTAAGATTTATATCTATCTCGTATGAAGTATTCACCTTTCATACCGATTTGTGAGTATAAGTTATAAATAGTGTTCGCTTGATGCTTACACCAATTTATATCAGTCGCATATTGATGAGTTCCCGGTGATTGTGGATTCCAACGCATACGATAAAGTGTTTGTTGGCCATTATCGATATAACCTTTTCTGACAAATTTAGCGCCACCAATAATAGCCTTAGCTGGTGTAGTCCAACCGTAACTTTTAGCTAACGTCATAGCGTAGTTTGGATTAGAGTCATAAGCACCTATACCAAAATAGTTATACGCTCCATATCGACCACTTGCAAAGTTCGAAGTACCATATCCACTTTCTAAAAATGCATGAGCAATTAAATACATTTCGTTGATATTATACTTCTTACAACCGTCTGCAAAGGCTTGTCCCTGTCCGGATAACGTCCCTTTACCTTTTAATATTTGGTTCAACTTACTAACTGGAATACCTTGATATTTACCTAGATTAAGCATTTGATAACGCATTTTACTGTTGTTCCATATCGTTGCATTATTCATAGCTGCTGATGTAGCACTTCGACTAGCGTTGTACCAACCACTACCATAGTTAACTTGTGGCGCTCTAGCCATTTGAATATTCAACGCATTATTGTAGGTATATTTACTATAAACAACTGTAACAGTAGGTTGTTTCTTCTTAACTGTCGTTGTGGTTTTTGTTGTAGAAGTTGATGGTTTGGTACTTGTAGATGGTTTGTCATTGCTACTTGAAGTGGTTTCTTCATCTTTTGGTACTTCAACCTTAATTTTTCGTTTTGTCACTTTATCAGATGGAATATCATTAAGTAATTTCTCTCTGTTTTGATAAAGATTAATTAATGCTTCTATCGTTTTATTTTCAACTTTTTTACTTGGCTTACCTTTTGTTACTGTGTTCCAAGCGCCATGTTCTAATATAGTGCGCCAATATTCACTTTCAATCGTAAAAGATGATTGTTTCATCGGAATACTATGAAACTTCATACGACCAATTAGATAATTCATTGCATGTATTTCATTTAAAATAAAATCATTTTGACTATCTGAGTAGTCGCCACAAACTTCAATAACTAGACAATCTGGTGCGCTTGGTACTTCGATTTGCTCATATCTTGGTTGCCAAATGTAATTTCTATCAATGTAGTAATGAGGTAATTCTGCATCTCTAATATATTTTCTTCTCGTTGTATATAAATCAAGCACACTACACATTGTCCCAGCGTCACGGATTAGCACTTTCTTAGGCGACCTGCCTCTATCCTTACCTTGTGCTATTCTATGTGGAATAAACGTAGGATAGTTCGTTTCTATATCATCAACAGTAAATTTAATTTCTTTTACATCTTTAACTACTGTTTTTGTTTCAGTAGGCGTAGTTGTCGGAGTGCTTGGTTTAGTCGTAGTGCTAGTGTCTTTAGGTGGTGTACTAGGTTTTGGTGTTGGCTTTGGCTTTGGCTTTGGTTTAGGTTTAGGTTCTGCTTTATATGGCGGTCTAACGAAATAAAGACTTCCACCTCTACCGCTATAATCATGATTTACATATGCAGCGACTGAACCTCTATATTGATTCGCTCCGTACCAGTTCTGATCAACACAACGGAAACGGTTAGTATCACTAGGACCAACTACAATTGCAGTATGTCCAGCCCAACCATAAGTCCAAACAGCTACGTCACCGGGTTTCGGAACAAATGAAGGAGTATTTGCATATATTTTCCATGAAGTATCTGGGTAGTTACTGCGTCTAGCCATAGCATTCGCATTACCCCATGTTCTAAATCCCCAATATCTTTCAAAGATATAGTTAGGTAAGTCCCAACACTGATACCCATATCTTCCATCTATATCGACACCACGACGATTATTAGCCATCCATTTAGCCCAAGCTACGACTTGTGAAGCTGTTGGTTTACCACTTGAAGGTAAAATTGCCATTTATCCACCTTCTTTTTTTGCATAATAAAAAGCCGACACATAAGTGCCGACTTACTTTTTAACTTTGATATTAATTTCCGATTTTTCATTATCTTCAAGTTCTTTATTATATTTAGTTGTCATTTCTTCTTTTATTTCAGTGGTAATTGATGGTGGTTGATTTCCTTCGTTTTTCATAACCGCTAATCGTTCGGCTAACTGTTTAGGTACTAACACGCCCATAGCTGCACAATTTTCAACTACAGATAAAGCTTCATTTGCAATGTAAAACAAAATGGTAATCATAATTAAACCACCATTTAGCGACAATATCAGGTCGATTACATTTGAAACAACAATTATGACGAAAATAAGTATTTTTCTTCCATATCCAAACAGTCCTTTTCTCGACCATAGCCTTCTATCTTTAATTGCTTTAGCAATTCCAGTTAATATGTCTAATACCATCAATAGTATCAATACATAGAGCAACTTTAAATCACCAGCATAAAAGAAGGTTTTAAATTCTTCTGACTGTATAATTTTGACTTTGACATCTTCCAATTATTTAGCACCTTCTTTCATTTTTACGTTGTTTCTGTGCTGTCTGTCGAAGAATCTACATTACTTTCGTTGTTTGTAGTCTCTGTATCACTTCCACTAGCTGGATTACTTACTTCGCTTCCCTCAACAGGAATATCTGTATTGTCTTCATCTGTCGTAATACTTGTATCATCTTCATTAATAGAAGTATCTACGTTGTTTTCTTCAATAGAAGTGTTTGAATCACTTTCATCAATAGAAGTATCTACATCTTCGTAGCTTTCTTCAAAATAACTATCATTAGTACCAATTTCCACTTCGCTACCAATATTGAGCCAATCAGTCCAATTATTACCTAGTTGATCTAATTTTGAACGAAGGTAAATAGCGTTTGTTTCGTTAGGTGAGTAAATGACTTTTGTGTAATTACCATAAGCTAAGATTTGCAACATACCTTCTGTGTCATTTCCGTCAGGAGTATGCAGTGGACCAACCGCATAAAAATATCCAGAAGCATCAACAAAGTCCATTGTCGATAAATCTGGATTATTTATTTCATATACTTCTCCGTTGTCGTTAAATAAAGGTTTATTTTGATTTAACTGACTTATTTTTTCTGATACTACTTGGTTGATTATCTCATTAAAGTTATCAGGCAACTGCGTTGAATTTTCGCCTTTATCTACTTTACTTTCTAACTCTGTACTTAGTTGAGATGATGTAACATACTCACTTAACTTTTCGTCTAAATCCGATTGAGTAATAGCGCCATTTGTTTCATCTTTGAAGTTTTGGATAATAGCATTTGATTCATCACGCATATTCTGAAGTTCAAAACTTATATCTTTTTGAGTAGATTCAGAAAGCCTTCTGATATTTCTTTGCATTTCTTCATATTTAGTTTCCATTTCATATTTTTGTTTACTAATAAATGAATCAAATTGAACATTTACATTTTCAACTTTATCCAAACCTAACATAGCGCTCGTGATTCTACTTTGAGCTTCATCAATAAGTTGATCGATTTGTCTAATATAACGAATTTTTACATCTGCACCAATTTTATTAATTAATGCATCCTTAACATAAAATCTGAATTCATTTAAAACAACTGTATCTGGTCGACCTACTGCTTTGATTCTTACTTGACCTTTAACCCAAGTATCAGTTGCTGCTTCTAAAAAATCTCTATCAACAACAAATCGAATAATACCATTTAGAGAATCGACAAATTCTGTAACACCAGCTGTTTTATGTGAACCATTTTCAGATTCAAAATAAACATCAATATCACTATTTAAACTACTTATTTGCAAAGGATATTCATCCTTTTTCACTTGGAAAGTAAGTATAGCTGTATTAATGTCAAGATTATAGAACACGATATGTTCATCGCTAATCGGTTTTAAGTACGGTTCATCACTTGCTATTAATTTTGCATTTTTATTAATACCATCTTTATTCATTAAATCCATATCTTACCCTCCTTATTTTTTAGTAATAATGTCATTTCTAATATCATAAGCTGATTCATAATTAGGATAGATTTGCTTGAATGTTTTCTCTTTTTGGTTACCATACCCAGTTGATGTAAATGCTTGAAATGCATTGTGTGAGCCAGTTGGAATAAATTTAATGTTTTGAATAAGTTGTTTAATATGACAAACACCTTCCGAGCGTCTAACTTCAACGGGACACATAACTTCTGCTGTTCTATGAACGTCACTCGGTGTAATACTAGACATTTGAACAGGAGCAATCGCATTAATAGGTATTGTATGAATACCTTTCGGAAGTTTATGTTCAGTTTTGAATAATTGACGTCTATCAGATTTTCCATTACCACTCCAAGGATTATAGTTTTGTACTACCATTGGACTTACACCAAACGTAGTATCTCTATCTACTTCAACAGTGATAGAACCATTCATTTCTACAATGCCGTTAGCAGTAATGTTAAAACGTTGTTGTGTCATCAACATTCGTTGCCACTTGTTTGTAGCAATAAGACTAAATGTAGGTACGCCTTTATTGTTATATCTATCGCTATATACAAATGATTTAGCAAAGGCTTCGTTTGACGTTCTACCTTGACCGCTATTATTGGTTTGCATTAAGCGAATAATAATATTACCTAAGAAATTAACTGAACGCCACATTTCTTCTGCGCCACGTGGTTTACCAGCACGACCTTCATAAATTTCCGGTAAATATGACGTAATATTTTTCTTAATACCTACCCAGTTACTAAATGAACTTAATGTGCTTGAACCCCACGTAACTAAGTCTCCATGATTACTCACATCTTGCATGAACTGTGTCATAAGATTATGGTCTTGGTTTGAAAAACGAGGATAAAATAAACAATAATCTGATACTTGAGAAACAATGTTGTGACAATCAACGTGAGCAGTAATATGATTAAGTCCTTCAACCAACTTCTTCATATTTTTTGATTCTTGTTCACTAAATGGCGCTTTACCTTTAAAGTTTTTACCGGTTGGATCAGTTCCTTTACCAGCTTTCCAGTTGTAATCAAAGTTACGATTAAGGTCTACGTTATTTACATTTTCTCGGTTGTCGTTAGCAAATCCATGTGGATTAACAATAGGAACACATACAATGCGCACATTTTTGCGAATGTATGCTAAATGTGGATCAGTATGCCATTTATTTACAACTAAATCTAAAAATCTAGAGTTAGCATAAAACGCACTATACTCATTACCATGTATACAACTTGTTAAAAGTAACGTTTTTGAATAATGTTGTGGCTCAAATGTATATGAGTATACACTGTACTGTCCTGATTGGTCCTTACCAATGTAAGTTTTACGACAATATTCGTTATCTACAAATTTATCGTAAAAGACTTTTAAGTTTTCTGTCGGCTCATTGTGTAATGGCGCTTCGTTTTCACCACGCATAGCACCTTTAATATATGGTGGAGTCCATAAATATGAACTATCAGCTGCAATATTCAACTCTTTATCTAAATCATTTCTTAAAGAATTGAAATCACGTCCCAATCTAGCCCCTAATGTTTTTGATACTTTACCATCCATACTTGCTCTAGCATCAATAATTTCTTGTTGGTCGTTAGCTAAAGTAGGAACTAAAAACGCTCTCATTCTAGCGTCTAACCAGTTAATAGAGTCCTTTACACTTCTAGTCGAACCGTCAGCAAATGTATGTTTAATTTGATGTGATTGATGCGCTTCGTTATCAACGAAATTATGTCGATGTAATTGATCTTCCACGTAAGTGACCATGTCACGAAACGCTATAAAGTTAAGTTCTAACTGTCTTACGTGTCTAGCACTAAAAAGCGTATCAATTTCAGTATATATCGTCTTACGCATTATCGCTGACCTCCTTAATTTTTAGGTTTCCATTTTCATCAATGTATATTTCTTTATCTGTTAAATCTATAACAGTACCATCTACTTTTTTAGCAGTCAGTTTTGCTGATGTGTCGATGGAATCTAACTTCTTCTTATCTTCTGGAGACATTAATCCAGCTTTATCAGCGGAAGCATTACCTTCATTTCGCATTTCAATTGTTGTAGCTAAGACACTTGATGTTTTGGCACTTGTTGAACGGTAATCTCTAACAAATGCGCCACCACCTAAGCCACCAATAGCATTAGCTGCGACATTAACACGATTCATGTATCTGTCATAACGTCTGTACTCGCCTAATACTACTTCTTGCTTAACAATTTCGTTATTTATATCTCGTTTTGTCTTAACTTCAACAATCCGTACTATCTCGTTTAGTCCTAATACAGAATTACGTATCTTAACTAAATCGCCAACTCTAGGATTAGCGTTTGGATAGTATTTTTTTAAGACGATAAAGTCTAAGCTAATAGAACGCTTAATCGATTCATCTATGCGTTTCTGTAATCTTGCTTTCATTAACTCCTCGTCTTTAATACGACCATCTTTGATAGGCTCTGCTTCGTATTTGCCGATGTCTTTCATGTCCGGATGTTCGAACTTCATAATCAATCCAGCGCCAGTAATACCCTGTTCATCTGTATAATCACCATAACCGACACAGTATGTTGCCATATCTCCTGTATCTTCTTCAACTTTGATATTATTTGCATTAATTTCATCATCTATGATGTAATCAACTTCTTTTTGGTTATAAGGAGTGAATACAAATGTGTATTTTTTAGTTTTCTTATTAAAATCAATGTAGAACTCTAAATCCCAATGCGACATCGCTTTTTTAATTAATTCTTCAACAGTTTCACCTTCACCAGCATTTTCAAAATCTGATGAAGGCAACTTACTTTCAGTCAATTTATACTCTAAATCAGTAGGACCAAAGGCTATATCTAAGAATTTCTTAGCGGTAAAACTTCCATTAACAGGTGCATAAATTCTACGTCGCTTAATAGTGTCTATTGGCTTATAACGACAAGAAACCGTCACACGCTGCTTTGTTCCATGCGCTTGACGGTCAATCAGAAATGCTAAGTATTCTTTTTCGTCGTCTGGTCCTTCAACTCTTGAAACACTCCAACGCTTATCTATCGCTCTTACAACTTCGTAATTATAAGCATCTTCTAGTATTTCAAACTGTAATATTGCTTCTGAACTGTTTTTGTCCGTCCAATTTGTTGTGGTATTGACAAACTTGCCACGACCACGCTTTGGACTTATTAATATTGGCAATTTGCAACACCTACTTATAATAAAATTTCATATCGAATTTAACCGACTTAACTTGTTGATTAAATTCAAACTCATTCCACCCATGACGGAACTTCGGTTGTGAGCCAGATACTTCATAACTTAATGGCGTACCATTTTTGAATGTTTGTACACCATCATACTCAATCTTGTCACCTTTTTTCATTTTGATATTACGAATTGTCATAACATCAGAATGTGTCATAGTAAAAGTAAAATTTTCTGTATCTTCCCCTAAGATGATTGTCACTTTCTTATACATATTGAATTGGTCGTTATCTGCTGTGCCATGATAATAAATGACGTTATTCCATATATTTGTGAATGAGTAAATACGAGAACTATCTTGTTCATCGAAGGGAATAAGCATATCATTCGACCATAATTCTTTATCTGGTCGTTTTTCTAAATCAAGAGACGTTCCAATACTTTCAGCGAAGGGAATTTCAGTTGTTTCAAATACTAAATCGAAACTAATCTTCTTACCGTTTTCTTCGGGTACGATTACATCAGCATTTTTAACTTTATAACGTTTACCATTAACATAATAATTATCGTTAAATTCTTCATGATCTAGTACGAGATTGTTATACTCGCTTATTTCTTGATAATCATCTTCTAATGGCTCAATAAAACGATAATTTAAAGGGACTGTTCTTCTTAACTCTCTAATCCATACTTCTTCAGTAGAATTAGTTAAGTTGTAGAACTCGTCCCTTAATCTTGCGTTATCATTTAATTTTGTAGAATTTACATGACACTTAACGTTTATTTTACGTTTACGATACTGACTACTTAAAAGAATACGACCACTTGTGTTTTCTTTTGTTTCGTAGTTATCTTCAATTTCCATACTTTCGATAATTACATCATCGACGACAAAACCGAAGTCGCCCAATGTATATCGTTGTCCGTTTTGTTTTTTTATCTCTAAGTCCATTGAACGACCTCCTTAGAATGTGAATATTGCATCACGATTTGCGTTTTGTTCATTGACAATAGCAGCTAACGCTTCATTATTAACGTCCATTTCAATGCGTACAACACGTTGTGACGGATTTGTTTTGATATTGTGTGTATGTTGCACTTGAGCGTTCATATTAGCGCTAACTTTCTTCATGTTAGAAGTTATATCTGGAATTGCTAAGTTGCTGTTAAATGCGTCTGTAATTGATTGAGCCATACTACCCATTCCAGAGGCAACGCTACGCCCTTCTTTATCAATACCAATTCCGAAACCTTGCATTGTATATCCGCCAATTTCTTTGAATACTCTTGATGGTGAATGAATACCTAATGCACTTTTAGCTGCATTAACTGCGCTTTTGGCTACGTTTCTCGCTGCGTTGACTACCCATGACATTCCGTTCATGATACCTCGAACTAAACCACGCATTAAATCCATTCCGGCACTAGCAAATTGACCAACAAAGCCAACAATTGTGCTATAAGCACGTTGCATTCCAGATTGGACTTGTGAAACAGCATTAACAAAACCACTAATCACGCTAGAAACGAAATTAGACATGGCACTGACAATTCCTGATACCCATTGCGCTCCACCAGAAACAACTTTACTATACGCTTGTTGCATATGTTGCCATACAGATTGAACCACTCGCATAAATCCATTAGCTACTTGGCTAAAGAAATTAGAAACAGTTGATCCAATAGAACTAACCCATTGTGAGCCAATAGAAGTAATATGTGACCAAGCTTGACGCATCCAATTAGCAACACTTGAAGCAACTTGACCAAACCACTGTGTCACACTCGACCAAATTTGACTAAGAAATTGAGTAGTAGACGACCATATTTGTGACCAACTTGAAATGCTTGTACCAAGTATCGAATTTAAACTTGCGAATATAAACTCTGAAATTTGAGTGAAAATCGACTGTACCGCAGTCCAAATAGTATCAAGTACGTTTGTAAAAGTCGTTTGTAAAGTCTGTAATGCGCCAGAAAAGTCACCAGTAATTAACTGAATAAAAGCAGTAAATAAACCAACTATTAACTGAATTACAGATGATACGATTGCGCCAATTGCAGTGAAAATTACAGATACGGCAAGCCACAAGCCTTTAAATGCTTCTACTAGGAAATTAATCGCTTGAACGACTACTACGCCTAAAATTTGATTAACCATATCTCCAAATTGTTGAAAAATTGGCATTAAAGGTTGGATGGTTTGCATGATATTGTCATATAACTGCCTAAACCAATCAATTACCGATTGGATAGCTCCACCAATCGTGCTAGAAATTACATCCCACGCATTTGTGAGCGCTTCTCTTACACCTTCATTAGTGTTCCATAACCATACAAGTACGCCAATCAAAGCACCGACTATCGCAATTACAACGCCTACTGGACCAGATAACGCTGTAAGCACGCCACCTAAAAGATCAATAGCACCTGTCGCAATGCCAATTACTCCGCTTAGTCCGCCAATACTACTTACAAATGTCCCAATAAAGTCAATTGCGCCTAAAATTGGTGGGCCTAAAGTCATGAAAATACCAGCTAATGTTGCAATTAAACCTAGCATTATGCCGATTGCTGGGTGCGCCTCAGTTAGTTTTTCAATAAAATCTGTCATAGCAATAGCTACATCTAATACCGCGGCTGCAAAAGGAGCCATAGCAGTAGCTACATTAATGATAATGTTAATAATATTACCTAATAATTGGATAAGTTTAGGTCCGTTCTCTTGAACATATTCAATAAATTTCTTGAAACCATCACTCTCTGCAATCGTTGCGCTCCATTGTTCGAATTGTTTAGCCATATCTGCTAAACCTTGCAATACAAGATGAGTATTAGGCGCAAATGCTTTCATTAAGTTGAATATACCTCTAAATGTTGAACCGAATATCTGACCTATCAATGGCAAATTCTGTTTAGTATATTCAATAAATGACTTGATCGCATTTTGTCCCTCAACTGACTGCGCCCATTCATTAAATGCTTGTCCCATTTTCTTGAAGCCTTGTGATACCCATTCAGCTAATGGTGCAATTTGAGTTAACACACTAATTAAGCCGCTACCGAATGAGCCAGCAGCGTCTAGCATATTGTTAAATATTCTTACGCCAGTTGTTCCCATCATTTCAAAGAATTTCTGTGCTACTTGTGAGTTTTTAGCCCAATCAAGCATTTTAGCACTTGCTTGTTCCATTCCTTTAGATACGCCATTGATGAATGGTGTAAGTCCAGCTAACGCAACTTTAGCAGTATCAATAGCGTTTGCTAATGTATTAAAGATTTGTGCTTGGTTTTGCTTTATAAGTCCTGCCCAAGCGTCTTGTAAGCTATCTAATGATGCTTGATAACGTTCTGTTTCTCTAGTTGCTTCCAACGTACCGTCAGCTAACATTGTTAAAGCACTAATGCCCATTGCACCAAATGCCACTGCGCCAGCACCAGCTACTCCAAAGGCTCCAGCTAAACCTAACGCCCCGCCAGAAACAACACCTATTGCATTTAACACTGCCATAAGCGCTGGAACTAGACTAGCGATTGCTGGAACAAGTAATGAGATGTTAGATAATAAAGCACCTTTTATCATATTACCTAGAACAGTACCAATTGTTCTAATCTTTGTTGCTAATTTATCCCATGTTCTTGTTGACTCATCGATAGCAGCGCCTAATAATCTAAAGAAACCTAGCGAATTGCCACCGTCAACATCAAGCCGGGTGCGAACACGGTTAGGGATAGAACGTAGCATAGCTTTAAACGCTTTTATGTGAGCAATAGCACCTGCGCTATCAACTTCAAGATTAGCTTTAGCTTTTTGATGAGCGAAGTCATTTAACTGTTTCTTAGCCATTTTAATATGTTCTCTTGCTCTAGTTGCATCTGCATCTAAAACAGCTGAATACTTGGTACCGTCGATACCATCTAGGTTATGTTGTAACTCAGAAATATGTGTAATAGCTTTTCTAATATTTACGTCTGCATCTGCTTCTGCATCAGAATTCTCGTACATATCTAAATATTTCTGTACTTTCTTAATGTTTGCAGTAGCTTTAGATACGTCAGCGTCTAACTCTGCATCACCACGATAAGCATCGAATTTTTCAACTAATGTTTTAGCCTGTGCGACTTTTTCTCTAACATCAGATATATCTGCATCAAGCTCTGCATCTGCATGAGTATTATCAAAACCTTTTACTGCATCTTTTGCTGCTTTAACTGCTTTCATTACGCCAGATGAGTCGCCATCTAATTTAGTATCTTTGATTGATTCTTGTGTTTTCTTGAAGTTTTGAGCCACTTTCTTAGCTGATTGGATAGCACTTTTAAACTTACGGGTATTCGCCTCAATCTGTGCTTTAATACTATAATTAGCTTCTGCCACGTTATCACTCCTTTCTTAAAGAATTGTTATGATTTGCAATCATTTTAAGCAAATCAGATGGTGCATTAACTTCTTTTTTAGATTCTGAGCCATATTTAATGACTTCACCTTTATTTAAGCGCTTGATATTTTCTTCGTAATCTATGATGTCATTCGCACTTTTGAATACGTACTCAACTTCGCCTTTTTTACCACCACGTTTTTTACGCTCAGCTTGTGCATCACGTATAGCAAAGGCAAGTTTGTACATTTCCATATCTTTATCGAGTTGCTCATATTCATAAGCCCACATACGATAGTTAAATTCAGTTAAAGTCATCATTTCTATGCGTTTTAAGTCATATATTTTGAGTTTACTCATACATAGCACGATGATCTTTTCGTATGTTAAAGGCTCATTTTCTATTTCTTCTTGTTGTCTTTCTTCGCTGGTTTGAATCTGTCTGGCACTAGGCTTTGGGTTGAAGGTCTCTTTCCCAGTGTCTCCACTAATTCTTCGGCAAATTCTACTAAACCTTGATTTTCAGCAATATCATCTAGAACATCTAAAATGTCGTTTTCAGTAGGATGTTTTTTGTGATGTGATGTCATAGCTATAATGTATTCGCCTAAAGTAATTGGATTTCCTTGTAACACAAAAGGAATTGTAGACTGTAAGCCCATTCCAAATTTCATTTGTTCTGCTTCAACACCTAATTTTCTATCAATAGCATTTAACGCTTTAAAGCCAAATGATAATTCTAATTTTCTACCGTTATAAGTAATTTCCATAAATTAAATACCTCACTTATTTTTTATTTGCGCAAATAAAAAGAGGGGATATCGCCCCTCATGTTTATACAGTTTCAACTTCTGTTGGTTGTGGAATGCTGTCAGCCAAACCGTCGTCTGCTGGATCAGATGCAACAGTATCGTGGAAGCCATAAGCAGCTTTGTTTTCTTCGATTGCTTGCGGTAATGTAGCAAATCCACGTTGTTTTTTAAGATAAACACCGAACTCTGTTTCAAATTCAGCGATACCGTCTGCTTCATTAGTACGAGTGATACTATTCCAGTAACCTTGTCTATATTCAGCTTTGTACTTACCTTCGCTATTTTGAACACGCTTATTGATTACCCATAATTCATATGGTGTATCGTCTTCCGTAGCGTCCTCAATCTCATCACATAATGTATCTTTTTGGTCCATGTAGCAATTAATCGTTACAGTAGACTCTAATGTACCCCCAGAGTTAACTGAGCCATCAAATGTAGCTTCTGTATCTCTGTCTTTTTCAGTTTCACGTTCTAATTCAGTAACTAACATTACTTTGTTAGCATCTTTTCTATCGCCTAATTTACGAATTAAAACTAATTCATCAGTACCTTGTTTTGTTGGCATAGGTTGAATACCTCCTAAATTTTTGTATTAAAAAACGCAAGCCAATTTAATGACTTGCGTACTCTACACTTATAGTTGTATGTGACAATGTTTGATTAGTTTCTTGTTCTGTACTCTCATTCACGCTTATTTGAGGTAGTGTCAATGTATATCCGTCTAGTTGTATTTCATCTAGCAGGATAGATTGCACTTGAATGTATAACTCATCATTCTTACCTTTATCATCTTCTGTACACCAAATATGAATAATTGCAGTAGGATTACCACTGTAACTGTCAAAAGTTAAACGACTAATATCATCTCTAATAGATTGAATGGCGATGAAAGGATAAGGTAATTCTTGATTGAGTTCGCTTGTGCGAATGATAGGCACGCCAAGTTCTTCAAACCTTGTATAAAGATAATTGAACAATTGCAAATTCACTGATTGTTTCATCGCATACCTCCTAACCGTTAATTAATCTTTCGAGGTCTGCTCTGACTTTCTTCGTGAACTCTTGGTAGACTGGGAACATAAACGTTTCTGGTTCCATGTATCTGGTTCCATATTCAAGGAAAGATGAATAACCTGCTTTTGAAGTGATACCATACTTGAGATGTCCTTCTTTAGCATCTTCAACCATTCTCGCTAAGTTACCAGTCCAATAACCTTTGTTCATTACTTCTTTAGCACTTTTAACTGTATCTGCACTAAATTCAATCGCATTGTTTTGCAGCACTTCATCTACATCATCATCAATATCATCGTACATTCTGTCAAAATCTCTGATTAAGTCGTCTAAATCTCCACCACCGAAACGCATCACTTAACCTCCTCGATATAAAACACTGTATCGTGTTCATAATCAATTCTTTTGGTTATCTGATACTTAGTATCATTAATATAAGCATGTGTCACAGTAGGCTCAAAACGACCATTTAAACGTATGACATTGATGTCTTTGTTGATGTCTCCGTATTGCACCACTGTTTTTTGTGGACTTAATGGACTGATATTACATGGTATTGCATCGTAGCACTTTTCGTATGTTTCAGTTCTGCTTGTCTTAGGGTTGTACTGTCCTTTCGCCTCTTTAGCAAACACGACTCTCTTGTTATATCTCAATAGAAAACACCTGTCCCACGTTTACCAGTTGTTCGTGGCGTATATTGATCTATTACATCCATATATTCGTCAAAGTCGTTTGCTTGAAACGTATTAGAACGCCCGTCTACGCTTTCTTGTGTCATACCTTCTGCGCCAACACGATTAAAGCGCTTGACTGCTACTTCTTCGACGATGTATTCCAATCTGTCTGGAACTTCTTCGATACCGATAGGAAGTAAGCTAATCAAACGCTTTTCAGTGTTATCTATAATTCGCATAAGCAGTTTATCTTGTAAATCATCTTTAATTGAGAGTAATAGCTTAACATTCTCTAATGTAGCCATATTATCCCTCCAATGTGTCTAAGATGTCTGCTTTTGTATCACTTTCAGATACTTCAATACCATGTTTATGTGCAATTTCAATTAATTCTGCTTTTGTGTTCTTACTATCAACAACCAACTTAATATATTGTTTATTATATTTGTTATCAGCATGTAGTAATTGAGTAATACGCTCATCTGTGATGTCAGTAGGGTAAATATCTCCCACTTCATATGGTTTGTTATCCTCTGCATTAACAAACGGTCGTACTACTTCGTATGAATAAGCCATGTGTCAGACCTCCTTAGATTAATTAGACAGTTTCAGCTGCACCTTCAGTTAATTTAGCAAATGCATTATCATCTGCGATGTGGAATGCAACGTCCATAGTCACACGTAAAGCGATTAATTCTTGTTCGAATAAGTTTACTGGACTACCATCTTCGTTTTGCACAGTAGACAACTGACCATCTTCTGAAATTTTGTAAGACATGTTGTAAGGAATACCGTAGAACATTTTATTAAAGTCCCCAGCGTATAAATCACCTTTTTTAATTTCATCAGATTTTAAGTCAACTACCGGAAGTCCGTCTAATGAATTAGATGAACGGTCATAATAACTTTCGTTAGTATTTTCATCACGCACACCACGTAAAGCTGTACGGTTTTGAGTTTTAGATAAGAAAGCATTAGCTTCTACATCATGTTCCAATAACTCATCTTCTAACGCTAATACATTTTCTAAAGTAATCGGACCATTTACAACATTACCTGAAGTTGCTACTGATTGTTCTACTGATTGCGCAAATGGGTTATCAACGTTTAATAAGCCAGCTTCATCAAACTTCTTATAGAATTGTTCAGCGATTTGCGGTTTCATTGCTTCGAAGAATTGTGAGTATGTGTAGTTTAAGAACTCACGAGATGCTACGACAATTACACCTAATTTATGAGAACGCATTTTAGCACTTACTAAGCTAGGTTTAGTAGTTCTGATTTTTTGACCTTCACCTACCCAGTAAGCGCCCGGTTTATCTGCCCAATAAGTAAAGTCTTTTTCAGATTTACCGTTCATATCTTCATACTTACCTAATTGCATAATCTTTGAGTTTTGCAAAATATCTAAAAGGATAGGTTGATTAAAATCGTTTAATAATTCGCCTTCCTTATGTTCATGCATCATTACATGATCTGGATTAAATACTTGTGGTTTAACATCTGCCATAGATTAATTACCTCCGTTTTATTTTATAATTCTGTTTTCGTTAGCAAGTTCTTGAATAGACTTACCACTTGCTTGTCGTCTACCAAAACTACTACTTTGATTGCTTGGAGTAGATTGACGAGTAGCTTCTTTCACTTGCTCTTGTACTGCATTATCAAAATCAGCTTTGATTTCTTTAACTACATCACTAATCTTTTCGTTATCTTCCAAATGAATAAGTGACTCTGCAAATGAAGTAGGTAAACCTTTTTCTTTAAGGTCACTTTCAACATCAGATTTAAGCTCACGTAGTTTGAACTCTTTTTCTTTTTTAGCTAACGCTTGCTCACGTTCTTCAATTTCTTTGTCACGCTTTTCTTTTTCAGTTAGTTTTGCGTAGCTTTCAGCCTTTTTTCTAGCTTCTTCACGAGCTTGTTCTAATTCTTGCTGGTGCTTACGATCACGTTTCTTCAAAGCGCTGTCTACTGCTTTACTGATAGCCGAGTCTACTTCATTCTTTGTGTAAGTTTCTTGCTTCTTATCGTCATCGTTTACTGACTCTTTATCGTCATCTTCGTTAGTGTTTTCAGAATCGCCTTCGTTTTCTGCAAAAAACTGTAAATTTAATTTGTATAAGTCATCTTTAATCATTTTTTGTCCTCCTCATAAACGCTAAGCACTCGAATTTACCGCATAAAAAAAGCGCCCCAATCAGTCAATTAAGCCCGATTAGTGCGCTAGATTTATTTTGATAGAGAAACAAGTTTCTTAACCCTTATAATTAGTTATTAGTATGTTTATGAGCAGTTTAATGACTTACTTAGGTCAAGTAGCTAACGTATGCTACCAACGAGATAATTGGATCACCATTTTCACGTTACGACTTCTCATGAGAACCACCTCAAATAAAGTTTTTAGGCTCGAATGATTTCTTCTTATCTTGCTTAGGTTTCGCTTGTGCTTGGTTACTAGGGTTTGTATCGTTCAGACGCTTTAATTCAGTGTGTACACCTTCCAATGCGCTTGCGATACGTTTGAGTGTTTCTAACATATCATCACTCCTAGAGCGTAAATAGATGACTCTCTTTAAAGTTTTCTCTATTAACAATTTCCGCCAAAGTTTTAGAGTCTATCTCATTTTTTATTTCTATAGTTTTATTTGAGTTTTCTAATTCTTCACGAATCCATCTCAATTCATCAGCGATTTCTTTCAAATATCTCTCTTGCTCAGTCATATCATCACTCCGTAAATTTACTTAGATTATATTTACCTTTACGTTCTTCAAAGAATTTATCACGCCAATTGCCTACATATGGCACAACTGCACTACGACAAAACGGGTGCATAGGTGGAGCATTTACTCCCGGAACCATGTCTTTTACTTTGAATGTTTCGTTATTCAAACCTCTACATGTTTTCGTAGTCTTACTATCTATTTTTGCTACAAATTGATATTCAGCTTCTGCACCGTGTTCTTCTAACATATGACGTTTAGACGCTAACGTTTGAACTCTTGCAGTTTCTGTAAGTAATAGGCGTTTCATGTTGTAAGTTGTTGCTCCTGTATCTTTGCGTAAGTCTTTCACAAACTCATAAGGATGTCTGCCACGTAATAATACATGACGTGTGGTCTTTTGTACGTGTCGTCTTACCACGTCCATATCTGACCAAAGTCTTGTACTCCATTTATGCCCTTCAAATGGTGTGAATCTACTTGTTTTAACATCATTAATAGACACTTGGAGCGTTCCCCCTAAGATCTCTGCTTGTTGCTCTAATGCACGATAATAAGCGCTCTCCATGTAGTTATACATAGATTGTTCTATCTGAGCGTAATCGTATGTTACCATCAA